CTAGGCAGGCTTTACCGCCCGCCGGATCGCGGCGTCAACCTGCTCGGCCGCGTCCTCCTGCATGCCCGGCATCACGTGGCTGTAAAGGTCGAGCGTGATGGCGATCGTCGAATGGCCAAGCCGTTCCTGCGCAATCTTCGGGTGGACCCCGGCAGCGAGCATCTGCGTCGCGTGGCTATGCCGCAGATCGTGAAAGCGGATGCGGGTCAGAGCAAGCTTGGCGGTGATTCGCGACCACTCATGCGTCAGAGACCGAGGCTGTACGAGACGACCGTCCACCTGGGCGTAGACGAAAGCGTCGTCGTCTAGCCTGAGACCGAGCCGCAGCTGTTCCTCGGCTTGCCTTACTCGATGAGCGCGAAGCTCTTCAACGACCGTCGAGGACAAGCTGACGACGCGAGCCAGGCCCGACTTCGTTTCCTTCAGCCTGACAACGCCGTTAATCTGCTCTGCGGTCTCGACGACGGCGATGGTTCGGCGCTCAAGGTCGATATTTCTCCAGCGCAGGGCGACAATCTCGCCTCGTCTCAGGCCACACAGGACAGCGAGGAGAACCGGGACGAAGATCCGGGTAGGCCGCACGGCCTCCAGCAGCTCGGCCGTCGTGGTGGCGCCGTATGCGCCCATCTGCTTACGCTCGACCTTCGGCGGCTTGGATGCCGTCGCCGGGTTCTTCGCGACCATCTCCCAAGTCACCGCCTGATTGAGCGCCTTGATCAGGACGCGGCGCATGTGATGCACGGTGCGGGGTGACAATCCGCCTTTGCCGTCCCGCCGGCCGCTCTCCAACGCCTTCGTCCAGGCTGCATCGATTCGCTCGGTCTTCAGCTTGGACAGGGTGACATCGCCGAGGAGGGGGACAATGTTCTTCCTGGCGATCTCGGCATAGCGCTCATGGGTCTTCGGCGAAACGCCGGTCTTCACGTGATCGAGCCAGCGATCGAGGTAAGAGGCGAGGGTGGTCTTCGTCGGCTCGGTATAGCCGCCGTGCCTGATCAGCGAGACGAGCCGCGCGCATTCCTCCTGGGCCTGCCGCTTCGTGCCGGCAAAGCTGTGCCACTTGCGGCGGCGCTTGCCGGTTTCAGGATCGGGGACGTCGAGGATGATCGCCCAACGACCGGGGGAACGCTCGCGGATGTGCCCTTTCATTTCGATCTTCCTCCGTCGCGACCAACCTCTCCATTTTCCTTCCGCTTAAATCTTTCCTGCAATCGCGTTAGCCAACCGGGCTGCTCCCAGAAAGGAGGCGCAATATCGAAGCGTTTCGCGAAATCCTCAGGATCAGCTTCCTCAAGAGCTTTGAGTTCCGCAATTCGCCCTTCCCAAAATTTATCTTTTTCCTCGTCCGAAAGCTTTTCGTATACCTCTCTCTGTTCCGAGCTTTCGTTATTAACATGAATGCTTATGTATCGATTTTCTTCACGTTCTTTTTGCTTGGCAATCGCGTTTTCTGTTGCTTCACTCGCTTCGGCGATCCGCCTTTCTGACTCGCGCATTCCATCACTGAGCGTAGCCGCATCAACAATAGAATTAATAATTCCGAATAACGTTACAAGCATAGCATGCAATCCAATCATTCCACGCTCGGCAACATCTGCGTGATCAAAAGCAAGGTCCAATATATCTATTACTTCGGATCGTCCAAATAAAACATTCTCTGTGTCAAAATTTACCAGAGATTTGTAGGCCGTAGCGATATCGGCGGACTGCTCCACAAGGGTGCTCACGCCATTGCTGGCGATGTCAACTATCTGATCGAGTTCTTGGTCAGCGACCAGACCGATCTTGCACAAGCGACGTATCGCATCGGAGCGTGTCGCAATGCGGTTTTCAAACCGCCAATCGTCGATCGCCTGCAGTTCTTCCTCTGACATCATGATCGGCACGCGATTTTCGCGCGGCTTTTTGACCATCTTATTGACCTTCACTTCAATCGTTATCCTCCACTCCATACGAAATAGGCACAACTGGCACAAGGATGGATTGACCTCGCACGGAAAATGATTAAGAATCCATTATCGGCACAAGTTGTGCTGGATCGAAGAGAACGGAGACGGAACGCAGATGACTATCGACGAGGCGTTACGGCGCCCGACAATCTCTGTCCCTGACGCAGGATCGGTGTTCTACGGATTGGGGCGGTGCGCCTCATACGAAGCGGCGAGGCGAGGGGACATTCCGACAATCAAGATCGGCGGGCGCCTGTTGGTGCCGGTCGTGTCGCTGGCCGAGAAGGTCGGGCTCAAAGCCAGGATCGGGGACGCCGCATGACGTCTTCCCCGAAAACGAAAAGGCCCGGCCAGGACCGCCATCCTGCCGAGCCTCTGACATCAACCAAATGGGGCTTAGTCAATGCACACTGACACCATTACCACCGAAGGCCAGCAGGCGTCCATTCGTAAAAGCATTCGCCACCTAATTGGTGAAGAGATCGAGCGGCTTATCGGCTTGCTCGACCTGCTTGACGGCGACGCGGACCTTGAGGACGTCGGCGACGACGAACCGGACCTCGGCGGCAGCAGCTACCCTACGGATGCCGGCTGGCAGTATGACCTCGAAATGGAGGACGAGCTGTGAGCCGCCGGAACCTCCAACTCAGCGAGCCCTTCGGCGTGTCCGACATCTACGTGTCGGGGTGCACAACGGCCGACGACCTCGGCGACGGCATGGCGCGGCTGACGTTTTACAGCGTCCAGCGGTGCCCGCACACCGGCGCTGCCGAGTATGTCGTCCAGGCGAAGATCGTCCTCTCGCGATCGGCTCTGTCCGACCTTGCGCTGACGGCTGCTGCCGGTCCCGAACCTCTCGCCCCGGCCCAAGAGCCGGCGCTGCAGCATTGAGGGGGCGGCGATGACTGACGAGATCAGCGACGAGGAACTGGAGCGGCAGCTTCGGCAGAAATGGTTCGGGGGCGATAGCGCCCCCGCCCGGGCCGTCTACAGCGACGAAGAGGCAAGGCTTGCCCGGCGATGGTTCGGAACGGACAACGCCGACCGGCTCGGCAAGGCCAGTGATGGGCAGCGGGTTCGCATTGCTCCCGTCGTCGAGAAGGTTGAATGGTGGTGGGTTCGCAGCACCGACCTCATGCCGGATGAGTGGCGGGTCCAGCGGATCGTCAATGGCCGGAAGGAAGAGTGCGAGTCCGGTCGCGATCCGCAGGTTCTGACCCGCATCCTCGCCGAGCACAGGCGCCGCAATATCCCATGTCTCAGGGTCCGCTTGGAGGCCGACAAGCTTGGAGACGCCAAGCAGGCACCCGCTCGTCGGAAATCTTTTCAGGAACGTTTCGGCAACATCGGAGGTGCCCGATGACTGACAGTCCTCTGACCCCTCCCGAGCACGAGCACAGCGCCGCGATCGACGAGGCGGCCCGCTGGCTCGCCGGTCAACAGACCCGGCCCCTTCCGATCGTTCCGGCGCTTCGGCGCCGGTTCGGTCTAACACCCGTCGAAGCATGCCAGGCCATCCGCGAGGCCGGCCTGATCAGAGCGAGGGCGATGTGATGGAAGTCAAAGGGCCGAACGAGGAACAACCAGATCGGAAGCGCGTGGACTTCGGCAAGCCCGGTGATGATCATCGCTTCCACCTGGGACGCGACGACTGGCGGCGCCGCGCATGTGCAGAAAAGAAGATGCCGAAGATTGCCATCCGAATTGCCGGCATCCTGGCGGACCATCTCAACCGCCAGGACCTCTATTGCTACCCGACCGACGAGCAACTCGCGATCAAGCTGCAAACCTCTGAGAGGAACATCGGCAAGGGTCTTCGAGCACTGGATGGTTTCGGTTACATCGAGCGCAAGACGATACCCAAGCGCGACGAAAACCGAGAAGTCATCGGCCGCGTCCGCAGCATCTATCTCACGGTGCCGGTCACATCCGCCCTGCCGATCTCTGCTCGGGAGCCGTCGCCGACCGGGATCGCGGGTCGCATTCAGTCCCTGCGCAACAGCGTCAAGACCGCTGTCGGAGGAGGTGAACGGAACACTTCCGAGGTGAACGGAACGGAAGTGAACGGAACACCCGAGGTGAACGGAACAAATCGGGCAGGTGAACGGAACGACGGGGTTCCGAATACTCCTGATAATAATACCCCTGATAATTCGAGATTCGCCACGAAAGGAAAGTCTGGCTCTTACGCACACGCACGTGCGCGAGGGAATCCGTTCCGTTCACCTGGCTCATGGGGTGATGACCTCAACTTCCTTTCTGTTTTCGATCGGTTCGTGATCGAGACGACCGGCGGGCAGGATCTGGAGGCCGGCGCGATCGAGCGAGTGACACAGGAGGCGTTCGACCGGGCGACTGACAGCGACGAGATGTTCATGCCGTGCCACTGGGCCGCCTTCCCGCACGAGCGGAAGGAGTGGTTCCGCTGGCGGGCTTCTCAGCTGGTACATCATCGGGAGGCTGCATGACCGACCGCGGCGACCTTACCCCTCGCGCCTTCGACCGGTTGACGCGGACCACCGAGACCGATTTCGTATGGACGGCGAGCGGCATCGCGCGTTTCCTCGGCTGCGGCCCGGATCTGGTGCGGTCGATGCGAGAGGCAGGCGCACCGATCCGGCAAGTCCGCAAGGGCGGGCAGATCTACGCCTCCAGGGCGGAACTTCTCGACTGGCTGAAGTCTAACGAACGGAGGGCTGGATAGAGCGATGGGACGCGGGCTTAGCCCTCTCCAGCGCAACCTTTTGGCGGCGCTGGAGCATTACTCGAACACGGGCAATCACATGCCGGCCTTTGCGCGGGCGGAAGATCTGATCAAAGCGCTGGGGCTGAAGAATACTGCATCAACGCAAGCCGCCACTTCCAGGGCCCTGCGTCGGCTCGCCGAGCGAGGCCTTATCACGATCTATGTCGCCAAAATTCACCGACAGGGCCCCGGCTACCGGTACGGTCCGCGTATCGGCTAACGTTACCGTCACGCGGATCACGCGTGACATCACGTGACAGGCCACCCGCCATCTGAGGCGGATAGTCCCACAGAAACCCACAAAACCGCAACCTTCCCAAAGGCATAGCTTCGCCCGCGCGCGTATGGTGCGGGCATGAAATGGCCCTTTGCCCGCACTGCACCGATTGAGACGAAAGCGACCCCGAGCGGCACGTCCGTCCCCGAGGACTGGATGTTCGAGCTGTTCGGCGGCGGCCTGGTCGCCGACTACGCCGTCACCGGTCGGCAGGCCTTGGAAGTGCCGGCGGTCGCAAGTGCCATTTCCCTGATCTCCGGCTCGATCGCCTCGCTTGACCTGATGGTGGAGCGGCGCGACGGCGACAGCTGGAAGGCCGCACCCCATCCCGTCGCCGATCTCCTGTCCGACCAGCCGAACGACTGGAGCGACACCTACACACTAATCCGGGATCTGGTCGCCGCGGCGCTCTGCAACAACGAAGGCGCGCTCGCCTGGGTGAACAAGACCAGCGGGCGGCCAGTCGAGATCGTCCACTACGCTTCGGGCAGCTTCACCGTCGACTATTCGACAGATGGGCGGGCGGAGCCGTCCTATCGCATCGGCAACCGCCCCGTTCCGCCGACCGATGTCATCCACATTCGCGGTCCATTCGAGAAGTGCCCGCTGCGGCTTGCTGCCGGCGCCATCGGCGTTGCGGCCAAGCTCGAAAGACATGTCGGCAGTTTCTTCTCCCGCGCGGCCCGTCCCTCCGGTGTCATCACCACGCCCAAGGCGATCGGCGACGAGGGCATCAAGCGGATGCTCAAGGGCTGGAAGGCTGCTCATGAAGGCCCGGACAGCAGCGGCAAGACCGCGGTGCTGTTCGACGGCGCGACATGGGCGCAGATGACCATGACATCGGTCGACGCGCAGATGATCGAGACATGGCAGTGGGCCATCAACGAGATCGGCCGACACTTCCGCGTCCCGCCCGGTGCCCTCTACGACTTCTCGCGTCAGACCTGGAGCAACATGGAGTCGGCGCAGAAGGAATGGCTCGCCGGCCTGGAGTTCTGGCTTCGACCCCTCGAAAGTTCGATGCGTCGCGCGCTGTTCTCGCCTGAAGAGCGGCCCGAATGGCGCGTCCGCTTCGATCGAGACGACTTCTCGGCCGTCGACCTCACTGCCCGCGCGACTGCCGTCTCCAGCCTGATCAGCGCCGAGGTGCTGAACCGCAACGAAGGTCGCGACTGGCTCGGCCTCGGCCCGCGGGAGGGCGGTGAGAGCTTCGGCAATCCGCACATCAACCCGACCACCGGCGCCCCTCAAGGCGCTGCCGGCGCTGCCGCACCGCAGGAGCCCGCGACCAATGACGCTTGACGAGATCCTGCACAACGTCGCCGACCAGGACCGCGGCAAAGAACTCGAACTCGCCGATCCGATCGACAGCAAGCCGACCGGCATCAAGCTCTGGATCGTCGGACCGGATAGCGACACGGCGAACCGGGCGCGTATCGCTTTCGCCGACGAACTCGCCGAGATGGCGGATATCGAAGGCAAGATCAGCGCGACGAACCGGGAGAAGGCGCGGCTCAACGCCCTCGCCAGGCATGTCATCCGCTGGGACATCGTCGAGGCTGGCCAGCCGGTGCCGTTCACAACGGCAAACCTCCTTCGGCTTCTCCGGGTCCATTGGGTGCAGCAGCAGGTCGACGCCTTCGCCGTTGATCGCACCGCCCATCGGGGGGATGCCTGATGGACCATCTGACGCTCACCACGAAGCAGCTCGCCGTCGAGGTGGACGGCACGATCGAGGGCATCGCCTGGCCCTACGCGACACCGGACCGTGCCGGCGACATCATCGTGAAAGGTGCGCTGCGGCTGCCGGTGGCCGAGCTGCCGATGCTCCGCAACCACGACACCGATTCCCTGATCGGGCTGTGGAACACGATCGAGGAGCGCGACGACGGGCTTCACGTCAAAGGGCGGCTCAACCTCAAGGAATCGATGCTGGCGCGCGGTGTGCGCTCGCAGATCCTGACCGGTCGCCTCAACGGCCTTTCCATCGGCTTCCGTGACCGCGGTTCGACCCGGCGCGGCCGCAACAGGGTGCTCTCGGCAATCGAGCTCGTCGAGGTGTCCATCGTCCGCGAGCCCTCGCACCCGGAAGCTCGCATCACCCACTCGAAATCCTTCGACGCGGCCCGAGCGCTCGCCGAGGCCATCAACCGCGCCACGGCGGCGCTCACCATGAGGACCAACCCATGACGCAGCACATGCCACCGATCGAGTTCAAGGGCGACGACGGCGATCCCGTCGAGATCGTCACCAAGTCGCTCGATGATCTCCAGAAGTCGGTCGACGATCGCCTGAAGGCCGTCGAGACCAAGGCCGACACCTCAAAGCTCGTCGAGCGCATCGACAAATTGGAAGCCAAGGGCAACCGCCCGATCGGCGACGGCAGGCAGGAGAAGGACGACGAGATCGAGAAGAAGGCTCTCTCGACCTTCCTGCGCTCCGGTGTCCATGCCCTCGACGACGTCGAGAAGAAGACCCTGAACCTCGGATCGAACCCCGCCGGCGGCTATGTCGTCGCGCCGGAGTTCTCGACCCGCGTTCTGCAGACGATCTCCGAACAGAGCCCGATGCGCTCTGTCGCGAACATCATGTCGATCGGCACCACCGAGGTCTACATCCCGAAGCTCATCTCGAATGTGCAGCCGGGATGGGTGACCGAGACCGGCCCACGGCCGACCTCCGAACCCGCCTTCGACCAGCAGAAGATCGAGGTCTTCGAGCAGGCCGTGATCGTCCCGGTGTCGCAGCAGCTTCTCGAAGACAGCTTCCTCGACCTGGAAGCCTTCCTGCGCAACCACATCGCCCGCGAGTTCGCCAAGATGGAGGCAGCGGCTCTCGTCAACGGCGACGGCAACGGCAAGCCGAAGGGCTTCCTCGCCGATGCGGCGTCCTACGAAGCTGTCCCGGTCAAGGATGACGGTTCCGATCTCGTCGACGCGCTGATGGCGCTCTACTACGCCCTGCCGACCGAATATGCCCGCCGGGCGACCTGGGCGCTGAACCGGAAGACTCTCGCGGCTATCCGCGGCCTGAAGGATGCCAACGGCGCCTTCATCTGGCAGCCCGGTCTCACCGAATCGGCGCCGGCTTCGCTTCTCGGCCGACCGATCGTGGAAATGGTCGACATGCCGGATCTCGCCGATGGCGCCTATCCCGTTGCGTTCGGTGACTTCCGGACCGGCTATCAGATCGTTGACCGTGTCGGCATCCAGACCATGCGCGACGACTACACCGGAGCGGACAACGGCATCGTGAAGATCCGCGCCCGTCGCCGGGTCGGTGGCGCCACCGTCATGCCCGAAGCAATCGCGGTTCTGGAAGGGGTGGCGGCAGCATGAGCACCGTGACCAAGAGCCAGTCTGAGATCGACACCTTCGTGGCTGACCTTCGCAAGACCAGGGGCGGCGTCTCCGTCACCGAGGATGATGGCGAGACCGTCATCCGCATCCGCGACGGCGACGAGCACCGTTTCAAGGTCTCCAAGTCGAGGAAGGCCGACTGATGCCCTCTCGCGCTCCCCGAGCCTGTGGTCTGTGCGGTGGCATCCATGCCTATGGGAGCCGCTGCCCGAAGGCCGTCGAGAGGCACAAGGAGCGCAAGGCGGTCTCTGACAAGAAGCGGCCGAGTTCGAAGGCCCGAGGCTACACCGCCGAATGGACCCGAGAGAGCAAGGCCTTCCTCGCCGTCTATTCCTCCTGCCGCCGATGCGGGCGACAGGCGACCCTCGTCGATCACATCAAGCCGCACAAGGGCGACAAGGCGCTGTTCTGGGACAGACGCAATTGGCAGCCCCTCTGCACCCCTTGTCATTCCGGCGCCAAGCAGAGCCAAGAGCGCCGCTCTCCCGAGAGGTAATCACCCATGGCCAACCTGTTGTTTGCCACCGCCGGATCAAAACTCGACATCGGGCCTGTGAAGGCATTCCAGGACACCGATCTCACCGCGTCCGACTTCACCACCGGATCGCCGACCTGGACAACGATCGGGGGAGCAACGAACCTCGGTTCTGCTGGTGACACGGCAAACCTCGTCACGACGGAACACATCCTCAGCGCTCGCACCCGCAAGCTGAAGGGCACGCGAAACGCTGGCTCGATGACCGTGGTCTGCGACATCGACTATTCCGACGCTGGCCAGATCGCCCTCGTCGCTGCCGAGAAGACCAGGGATGCCTATTCGTTCCGCATGACCTTCAACGATGCACCGCAGGGCGGCACGCCATCGCTGCGGTATTTCACCGCCCTCGTCATGAGCGTCGTCGAGCAGTTCGATGAGGCCAACAGCGTCATGAAGTTGAACGCCACGCTGGAGATCGACAGCAACATCGTGCGCGTCGCAGCGGCCGAAGCGTGAAGATGACTGAGGCCACTTGTCGGCGCAGCGGCTCCCCGTCCCAGCGCCAGAGAGCCGTTGCTGAAGGGACGAGGAACATCGAGCCCCCTGGCGGAGAGGCTTTCGCCTCCCGCAACGCAACATGGCAGGCTGATCCTTACAATCAACTGCTAGAGAGCGAACAATTTGATCTTCTCGTGCAGAGCGGGCCGGGGGTGGTCTGCGACTTTCGGCCATCCTCATCAACCGGCGATCGGAACACGACGCAAGCCCCTGTAAAAATGGAGTTTTGAGAAATGGCGCTCGATGCGGCCGCTCTGCGAGGACATCTGAACGGTGTTCCTGACACCGACGAGGTGCTGACGGGGCTGCTCGGCGCCGCAACGGCGCATGTCGAAGCCATGCTCGGCTACGAGATCGACGACGCAATCGAGTTCCCGGCCGGAACACCTGCCGATATCGAGCACGCCGTCCTGATGCTCGCTGCTCACTGGTACGAAAACCGGGAAGCCTCGATCGCAGGTGTGGCCATCATGGCCATCCCCTTCGGCCTGGAGGACATCATCCGCAACCATCGGAGCTACACCTATGGATGACGGTGGGCTCTCGAAACTGCAGGCGCGCTTTGCCGCGATACCGAAGGACGTCCAGGATGCTGGCGCCCGGTCGGCTCTGAAGCAGGCCGAGAAGATGGCCGCGACGATGCGGGCGCTCGCGCCGGAGGTCAGCGGCGACCTGAAGCGGTCGATCGAGGTCACGCCAGGCGGCCGGTCGACGCCAGCTTACAGCCAGCCGGGCGGCTCCTCCGTGGTGCCGACGAACGCCGCGGCGGTGACAGTTGGCAACGTAGACGTTCGCTATCCGCACCTCGTCGAATACGGCACGGTGAAAGCACCCGCGCACCCGTTTTTCTGGCCCGCCGTCCGGCTTCACAACAAGAAGGCCAGCCGTGCCATCAAGTCGGCGATCCGCCGCGCGGTGAAGAAGCGGGGCACGTCATGAGCGCCGCTCTTGCCGTTCAGAAGGCCATCCGAGGCAGACTGGCGGTTTCCGCCAGTGTGACCGACCTTGTTCCTGCCGCGAGCATCCTCGACCGCAACAGCCGGCCGGCACCGGACCCGTCCATTATTCTCGGCGAAGACCAGGAGGTCGACGAGGAGCGCATCGCCCGCAACGTGGTGCGCGTCTACTCGACCCTGCATGTCTGGAAGAAGGAAGCCGGTCTCGTCGGCGTGAAGGCCATCGCGGGGGCGATCCGGGCATCTGTTCAATCGGCGCGGTTCGCATCGATTGAAGGCTTCCATTTCGGCGACTGCCGCGTCTCCTCGACCCGTTTCATGCGGGATCCCGATGGCGAAACCGCCCACGGCGTCGTGACGATCGAGACCCTGGTGTCTGAGGTGTCGCCATGAGGGCCGGCAAGCTCGATCGCACCATCACAATCCAGGCCTTCACCAGCACTGTGGACGATTACGGAACGCCGACAGAGACATGGGCTGACGTAACAACGTTACGCGCGCAGCTGATCGAGGCCAGCACGGAGGAATATCAGCGCGCCTATGGCGAGGGCAGCAACACGGCCGTGATCTTCCGCATCCGGTGGCTGGATGGCGTCACCGTCGATCAGCGCGTGCTATACGAGGGCAAGGCGCTCAACATCCGCGAGACCAAGGAGATCGGCCGCCGCAAGGGTCTGGAACTGCGCTGTGAAGAGGTGCGGACATGAAGGGACGCAAGCCGCAGCTGATCATCGACAACGGGGGCCTGCATAAACCTGTGCAAGCCCCTCCCGACTGGATGTCGAAGGAAGCCAAGGCAGAATGGCGCCGCGTCATGCCGCTCCTCGTCGAGCGCCGCATCCTGACGGACGCCGACATGGCGAGCTTCGAAAACTACTGCATTTCGATCGGCCGCGTCCGGCAGTTGGAAACGCTCCTCGCGGCTGGCTTCGACGCTCCGACCTTCCGGGCGCAAGACAAGGCGATGGCGACGGCCCGGCTCCTCGCCGCGGAACTCGGCCTCACTCCTGTGTCGCGGTCGCGGCCAGCTATGAGGGAGGACGCGGCGGATGACGACGGTGACAACCCGCTCGACGTTTCCTGAGTGGATCTACGACGGCAGCGAGATCGACGATCCGTTGGGCTATGGCGAGCGGGCGGTCCGCTTCCTGCGGTCCCTCCGGCATCCGAAGTCCATTCTGCCGAAGCGGGCTTTCCAGCTCGACGAATGGCAGGAGCGCATCGTCCGGCGCATCTATGGCCCGCGCCACGACGATGGCACCAGGATCGTCAAGACGGTGGTGCTGTTGCTCCCCCGCGGCAACCGCAAGACCTCGATCTCGGCGGCCCTTTCCATGCTGCACACCATCGGCCCGGAGCGTGAGCCTGCCGGTGAGTGCATCTTCGCCGCGGCCGATCGCAAGCAAGCCGGCATCGCCTTCAAGGAGGCGGTGGGCATCGTCAGAGAGGACAAGCGCATCGTCGCCGCGACCCGCGTCTATGACGCTCACAACTCGGCGAAGAAGATCACCTATCCGAAAGAGGGCTCTTACCTGGAGGTCATTTCCGGCGATGCCGGGCCGCAGCACGGCCGAACGCCTGCCTTCGTCCTCGCCGATGAAATCCATATCTGGCCGAACCGCTACCTTTGGGAGGCGCTCACCACCGGCCTCGACAAGACCGACAACCCGCTGCTGATCGTCGCGACGACTGCCGGGCGCGGTGACGACAATCTGGCTTTCGAGGTGATCGACGACGCCCGCAAGGTGGCACGCGGCGAGGTCGACGATCCGTCAATCCTGCCGATCCTGTTCGAAGCCGACCGCAATGCCGACTGGCGCGACGAGGATCTTTGGCATCAGGTTAACCCCGGCCTTAAGCACGGCTATCCCAGCCTCGACGGTTTCCGGCGCCATGCCAAGCGGGCCGACCGCAGTGTCGGCGAGCGGCAGTCCCTGAAGCAGCTGAAGCTCAATATCTGGCTCGACGCCGCAGCCGATCCTTTCGTGGATATGGAGGTCTACGACGCCGGGCGCCGCGGCTACGATCTCGACGACCTCCGCGAGGAGCCCTGTTGGCTGGCGGTCGATCTCTCCTCGACCGTCGACCTTTCCGTCATCGTCGCGTGCTGGCGGACGGCAGACGGGTATTTCGTCCATCCGTGGTTCTTCTGCCCGGAGGAAACGATCGCCGAGCGCGAGGTGAAGGCGGGCGCCAACTATGGCGCGTGGGCTGAGGATGGGCACATTCTGCCCACCCCCGGCAACGTCGTCAGCTATCAGGACATCGAGAACAAGATCATCAACATCTGCGAGGACTTCGACGTTCGCGAGATCGCGTTCGATCCCTTCATGGCGCGGCAGGTCCAGCCGAAGATCATCGAGAAGGGTCTGCCGGCCGTCGACTTCCGACAGGTCCCGTCGCTCATGATGCCGGCGATCCATGAGCTTGAACGCGCCGTGCTGGGCGGCGAGTTCCACCATGGCGCCCATCCCGTCCTGCGGCACTGCTTCGCCAACGTCGTCGTCAAGCGCAACGATCAGGGGCACGTCGCCAAGTTCACCAAGTCCCGGCAGTGGCTCTCGATCGACGGCGCCGTGGCTTCGGCGATGGCCGTGTCCCGATGCGCCAGCGGCGAGAGCAACCGATCCAGCTACGACAGCGCCGACGACGATGTCGACGCCTGGGCCTATGCGTGAGGTGATCCTGTGTCGAATGTAACTGACGGCGAGCGTCTGATCGTCCTGGTGGAAGCCAGGATCAAGGACCTCGAGCGCAACATGGCCAAGGCCAGCGCGACCACCGGACGCGAGTTCGGCAAGATGCGCCGGGACAGCCGCAGCGCCACCTCGGCGATGGAGCGCGACGTTGTCCGCTCGACCTCCCGCATCAATCAGGCCCTCGCTGCAACCTCCACCCGGATCGGAGGCTACGGCAAGGCATTCGCCGCCGGTCTCGCGGCTTATGCCGGCAGCAAGGCCCTCGGCGATATCGCCCGGTTCGCTGCGCAGTATCGCGACCTGCAAAACGCCCTCAAGGTTACAGGACTCGAAGGCGAACAGCTGAAGAGCACATTCGGCAGCCTTTCACAGATTGCCATGCGGCAGGGGGCACCCCTCGACGCACTGGTGACACTCTACTCGCGCGCCTCGCAGTCTTCGAAGGAGTTGAACGCCTCGCAGGGCGACCTCCTGAAGTTCTCCGAAGGCGTGGCAACCGCTCTGAGAGTGGCAGGGACATCGGCCACCGAAGCGCAGGGCGCGCTCCTGCAGCTCTCCCAGGCTCTCGGCGGCGGTGTCATCCGGGCCGAGGAGTTCAACTCGGTCAACGAAGGCGCACGGCCGATCCTGCAGGCAGTGGCGAACGGGCTGAAGGAGGCCGGCGGTTCGGTCTCGACGCTCCGTTCTCTCGTCCTCGACGGCAAGGTGTCCTCCGAGGCGTTCTTCCGGGCCTTCCTCGCCGGATCGGAAAGTCTCGCCGAGCAAGCCGGTCGTGCCGAGGGAACAGTCTCTCAGTCGATGAGCCGGATCGGCACGGCCATGACGCTCCTGATCGGTCATCTCGACGAGGTCACCGGCGCATCGAAGAATGCCACCGAAAACCTCGACGCCGTCGCCGAGGTCATTCAGGCGATGCCGGAATATATCGATGCCGCCGCGAGAAGCTTCCAGGCTCTCGAAACCTGGCTGGACAGCGTCGGCAACTCGCCGGTCTGGCGCCGGCTCGGCGAGATGATGGGCGTCGACTACAGCGCCGAGGCGGCCCGCCGGTTCTCCCAGAGCTATGTTGGTGGCACCGGCTCCGTCGTCGACGACCGCATTGCCTCGGCTTTCGATGTCACCGCCGGCACCGGCGCCACCACGGCCGACAAGGCCGCTCGCCTCGGAAGCAAGGACGGAGGCGCCGTCAGTCTGAAGGACTTCACCCTTCCTTCGGCGAGCAAGGGCGGCAAGGGCAGCAAAACGGCAAAGGACACCGTCGACAGGTACGAACGCGAAACGCGGCAGATCGAGGAGCAGACGGCCGCGATCGAGGCAGAGACGGCAGCGCAGGCCGAACTCAATCCGCTGATCGACGACTACGGCTTCAGCCTGGAGAAGGTCCGGGCCGAGCAGGATCTTCTCACCGCGGCAAAGCGCGCCGGTGTGGAGGTAACGCCTGAGCTTCGCGAGCAGATCGAGCAGCTGGCCACGGCCTACGCCAACGCACAGGCAGAGGCGCGCAAGCTCGACGAGAAGCAGGACCTTGTCCGTGAGTCCGCCGCGGAAATGCGGGATCTCGGCAAGGACGTGATGGGCGGTTTCATCCAGGATCTGCGAAGCGGCACCTCGGCCGCTGATGCGCTGACGAACGCCCTCGGCAAGATCGCCGACAAGCTGGCGGACATGGCCCTCAACAGCCTGTTCGACCCGAAGGGCGGCGGCGGGCTCGGCGGTCTGTTCTCGGCGGTGGCGTCGCTGTTCGGTGGCGCCCGAGCGGCGGGCGGCCCGGTCAATTCCGGCAAGACCTACCTCGTCGGCGAAAAAGGCCCGGAGCTGTTCTCCCCCGGCACGTCCGGATCGATCATTCCGAATAATGCTCTGGCGCCAATCACCCCGCGCGAGACCGCCGCACCATCAGCGCAGGCGATGCCGGCGGGGCGTCAGGACGTCAATGTCATGGTCGGCGTCACCGTAGACAAAAAGGGCAACCTGCAGGCCTACGTGAAGGACGTCGCCGACGCCTCAGCCGCTACGGCGGCGAACCGGGCGGTAACGGACTTCTCCCGGCATGCTCTGGCCGACCGCGTGCAGCAAATCTCCGGTGATCCCCGGAGGCGGGGATGACGCCCGCCATGCAGAGGCTGGAGCGGCAGCTCGTCGCCGCGGTGACGCAGGACAAGCCCCGCGTGCCGGAGGCTGGCAGGCTCCTATGGTCGTGGTTCGTCGACCTTCACCAGGCCCGTCGCTACAGCATGGCCGGGCCGGACCCGATCAGCTACGCCGAGATCGAGGCCTATGCCCGGATGAACCGGCTGCCGCTGGAGCCCCGGCATGTCGCCGTCCTCCGCAAGATGGAGGACGCCTGGATGGCCCGTGCTCGCCGTCAGCAGTCCGATGGACAGCAGCCCGGCGCCGCCCCGCGGACGTCCAGCCAGCCGCTTTCACCCGCCATGTTCGACGCAGTGTTCGCATGAGGAATCCGCGATGACCCTGACCTTCCCCCTCGATCGTTCGCTTCTGTCCGACCTCCTGCCGATCGCCTCCGTGAAATGGGTGGCACAGGATAACCAGGAAATTTCGGGCATGGGCTCCGGGCAGATCCTGGCCACCGAACTGGCGCCGTCCCTGTGGACCGCGGACGTGACGACGGCCGAGCGATATCACGACGAGATCGACAGGCTGCAGGCCCGCCTCGAAAGCCTGAACGGCTCGATCAACCCCTTCTATCTCGTCGACCCGAAGCGCCGATTCCCGCAATACGATCCGGACGGGTCGAAGCTCGGCGGCGCGACCCCGACCATCAATTCGATCAGTTCCAACGGCCGCTCGATCAGCCTCACCGGCTTGCCGGGACTGTACACGCTGAGCTTTGGCGACTTCCTGTGCTTCGACTACGGCACACCGGCGCGACGGGCATTCCACCGCATTGTCGAGACGGCGATTGCCGGCAACAGCTCCGGCACGACCGCGCTCTTTGAAATCCGTCCGTTCGTCCCGCTTGGGGCGTCCGTGGGCCTTCCGGTGACACTCCTGCACCCAGCGATGAAGTGCATCCTGCGGCCCAACTCGCTCGATGCAGAGACCGTCACAGCCCTGACGAGCCGTCTGAGCTTTTCGGCGGTACAGAAGCTTTGAGCCATGACGATAGGGAAACCTCGCGGTCGCGATCATCACTTCTATAAGCACGGGCTTTTCACCGGGATGTCCAGCTTCCGGTACAGCTCCGAGACGCAGGTGACGCTGCCGGGTTCCCGTAAGACCAAGCCGATCATCAGTGGATCTCGCCGGCAAAGTCTCGTCGATCGCCTCTTTGATGGCATGACGGGATTCCATCTGACACCGTTCGAAAACGAAGGGCCGGCGCGGCACGGTGTTCGATCAGCGCTATGCATGGATGGTCACGGCTGGCGCCAAGCCGACCGCGAAGCCAAAGAGATTGTCGATGAGGCATTGAAGCGATTCGGGGTGCCGCGCCCGACCTGGGAAGAGGGGCAACCGGATTATGCGGACGGCGCCGAATATTGCGCGTGGTGCCGCGGGCCGATGGATGACGCGGGGCGGAGCAAGCGGTCGCGTTTCTGTTCAGTGGAATGCGCGAAGTCCGCACTCCTGCACCGTGATGCAAAGTCAGACGCGTATGTGGGAACCGTCCTGCGGCAGGCTTATCGGATGGTTCTGAGGGCAAAGACCCCGCCTCGGCCATGCGAATACTGTGGCAAGCCATTCCATGGCGAGCACGCAGGCTCTCGCTTCTGCTCTCCGAAATGTGTTGCCGCCCGCGTCCGGCTTCCCGAGATCACTTGCCAGCAATGTGGCAAAACCTGCAGGCCCCTGCGACGAGAGCAGACCTATTGCTCTCTTGCGTGCAAACAGCATGCCCGATGGCAGAAGACGCGCGAAAGCTTGGCGCATATCGTCAGACAGTGTGACCTCTGCGGCGAGAATTTCACGCCAAGGTCCGATCGGTCGATCTATTGCTCGCAACGCTGCATGAAGCGCATGCAAGGGAGACGATATCGGCTGCGCAAAGCCGCTGCGATGCAGCCCGGCGAGGTCATCTATCTGACGCCCCGGCTGTTCGATCAGATGGTGTGCGCCAAGGCGGCGTGAGGGCGTTGTAGATTCACGTCAGTTCTTTGTCGCGGGGCCGTCCTGGAGTATTTCACCTAGCGCTTGCTCCAGATGGCTCTGTATCGCTAGAATTCTGACAGGATCTGTCGTTGGGATTGCCACAGAGAATGATAGAACCATCGCCCCGCACGTAAATGAAAACCGAAGTCTCGCCCCGCCAAGACTATCGTGGATTCCAAATCCAAGATTTTGCGCGATTAGCGTTTGAGGCCCACCGAGCGAACTCTTTTTCTCCTGGAAGATGGAAACCAACGAAGCAAGGAAGACTGTATAGTCTTCTATAGGTATCTCTACATCCACATCTCCTTGGTCGGCAGTTCATCCTCGCAGAAGAAGAACCTTCGTTTCTGGATCGTAATCCCCGTGAGTGAGGCGCTGAATTTTCATGTCTACCTCCACTGCTCGACCGTTTTAGAGGGAAGGGCGCGTGAAACGAAGTGTCACGCTGACGGATCTAGGTCTGCATCGTCTATCGTCACATCGCATCCCATCCGTCCGGCCTGAACCTCTAGGGTTTGTCCGTCAGCAAGAATCGCGGAAACTTGGGACCCGTCTGCAAACGCTACGGATAGCCGGGTTAGGGGCACCTCGACGTGAAACGTGAACTTGGTGCCTTCCTTCACTTCGAATTTTTCACTCATAGGCATATGCACCTCCTAATGTTGCCCAACGGGAGCACCGACGCAGCGCTTCATCTTTCAGAGCACCACGTCCTTGGGCCACGAAAGCGTTGGCTTAGTCGCAGCGAGGGGCGGTCGCTCCTTGAGATGAACGATCATGGTCCCGTCCGGTCGGATCTCGACCTCCACCGCACCAGCCTGCTTCGCCGCGCGGATCGTCCGCACAACGTCGGCCTGCGTGATCGTGGCGGCTGTTCGAGGCATGTCGCATTCCATTTAGCGTGGATCTGCCGGGAACAGCCGGCGAACACCTTGCTACCATTTTGCTACCCAACTCGGTAGCACGACACGAGATTGGGCAAGACGATCAGGGATAGCAACAGCGCGAAAGCCTGATAAAGCAGGGGGTTTCGGTACACACCGCGACGGCTGAAAACGGCCGCGACCGAATTTCAAGACCGGTGCCTTCAACCGCTCGGCCACCCATCCACGTGAAGCCTGCTTACCCGGGTCGATGGCGTCCTTGCAAGGCGATCTCAGCCGAAGGCGCCAGGATTCCGGCCTTCGGCTCTTTGTAACAATTTGTGATCCCAGATTCGGACAAGCTCCTGCCGCAATCATTTGCGGCCAAAACAAGGCAACAGACGCAATTTTGCCATGATTTTTGCCGCGATCGAACCGCCTCCACAGCCGCGGCGCGCTGTCGATCGCCCTGTCGGCCAAGCGATTTCAACGCCTTCGCCGAATGGACCGGCGATCCCTCGCAAAGTCCTGCAAAAACCGGGACAATTTAACCGCCGTGACCGCCAGGCAACAGTCAATATGCGCAATCCCGTCAACGCGATCAGATGGTTAACGACCCTATGATTGCCTGATTGGGACCTTTTGTTACATCCTCGTTGCAATGACGTGATGGGTCGCAAAAGGGCGTGGGGACGCCACTTTGCTGCCGCGAAGACAACAAAACCAAGAACGAAAAATGGCGGGGGTGTCATGCTGGAGAGAGGGGGCGTCGGCCGACGGGCGGCCGGCTTGTGCGTCGTCGGTCTGACGACGCTGCTCGTGGGCTGCCAGGGCAGCGGGTCCGATGCGGAGTCGCCGCTCGAACAGCTCGCCGAGCTGTCGACCTCGGTGAAGTTCGACAGCCGCACCTTCGGGGTGCCGGCGAGCCCGCGGGTGACCAATCTGAAGCGCGTTCGAAAGGGCGGCGGTCGCGACCAGGTCGGCAAGCCCTACAAGGTGCGCGGCAAGTGGTATTATCCGAAGGAGCAGCCGGGCTATGTGAAGTCCGGCAAGGCCTCCTGGTACGGCCCGAACTTCCACGGCCGGCTCACGGCCAATGGCGAAGTCTACGACATGCACGGCCTTTCGGCCGCTCACAAGACCTTCCCGCTGCCGTCCTATGCGATGGTCACCAATCTCGACAACGGCAGCAAGCTGATGGTGCGGGTCAACGACCGCGGGCCTTACGCCCATGGCCGCGAGATCGACCTTTCCGCCGAGGCCGCCGAGCTGCTCGGCTTCCGTTCGGCCGGCACCGCCGACGTGAAGGTCGAATATGTCGGCCGCGCGCCCCTCGAAGGGGACGACACCAAGATGCTGATGGCGAGTTTCGAGCCCGGCGACGGCGGTCAGACGATGCCCGGCCACGTGCCGGACAGCGTGATGGTCGCTTCGGCCATCTCGCAGCGGCCGCTCTCGGACGGTGCCGCGATGGCCAACGCCTATGGCGACGACCTGCCGGGCGTTGCGGCGCCCGGTGCGCCGGTGCCGATGATGCGGCCTGCCTCCTCAGGCGGCAATTTCGGTGCCTCGCTGTTCCGCAACTCCTTTGCCGGGGAAACCACCGGCGGCGGCGCTGCTGAGGCTCTCGCCGGCCTTGCCGCAGCGAAGGACGCTGTCCCCGTGGACGGCGACGAGACGATTGCCCTCGGCCTCATCGACGATGCGCTGCTTGCACGGGTGAGGGCGGTCGCGACGGGCGAGGGCCTGCTCACCATCGAGCCGGTGGAGGGGGCAAATTCCGCCCGCATCGCCGTCAAGGCCGGGGTCGATACCGACATGCTGCTCGAGCGGCTGTGGAAGGTCGGCGCCAAGGATGCCTTCGTCGTCCGCGACTGA